ATTCCAAGTCCCACGTTACCGTGGGATGAAGATGTCCTACTTGATCCTCGCTCTAGCTGGGATGTTGCAAGGTTGCGACACCTCTTGCTTAGCGACGCGATCCGACCAAAGTCCGTTGGACCCAGGCCGGTTAGCTCTTACTGCCCCCCAGAATCCAATCAAATGGACATGGAAGGGCTGTGGGCAGATCAAGTGGAGTCCTACGCAGACATCTCTGAACTAAATGAGATGGCCCGCGTGCTCGATTGCATTCAGCAGGTTGCTGATATAATCGGGCCTCAGTTCGGTAACCTCCATCAAGAGAGTGAATCCGAACTGCCAAAGCACGGACCTGGTGCAGTCAGTGAAGGGAGCAAATACCTTGACAAGTATATGTTCCAGCACTGGCCCAGGAAACTGGCTGGGATCTTCCCATCAGACTATTATGCCGACCCCGCTTTGGGAGTCGGTATGACAGCTGAAGATCATCCTGAACTTAGCTCGCATGAGCCAGGTTCTAGACTGATTGCCGTCCCTAAAACGCAAAAAGGCCCGCGGTTAATCGCCGCGGAGCCAATAGCGCATCAGTGGATCCAGCAGCTCGTCAAAGAGCAGCTTGAGCTCCGCCTCTTCACAGAGGTGGATTTAGGCTCTATGATCTCATTCAGAGATCAGGATTTGAGCGGACGAATGGCACTCCACGCCTCCTATACAGGAGAAGCGGGTACCATCGACCTCTCATCGGCATCAGACCGCCTGTCTTGCTGGTTAGTAGAGCGTATCTTTCGATCGAACATTACGATCTTGGAACGCCTACACGCCTGCAGGACGAGATGGTTGACCTACAAAGGCAAACATCGGCGCTTCGACGTGAAGCTTAAGAAGTTTGCCCCTATGGGTTCGGCTGTGACCTTTCCGGTTCAGTCGATATGCTATGCCATTATGGCAGTGGGTGTTGTAATAGCCCACCGTCTGTTCCACCAATACCCTAACAGGGTAAAGGTAAGGGAACGTGACATAGAGTCCCTGTACAACCAGATACGCGTCTTCGGGGACGATATCATCGCCCCCGTAGAGAGTATAGGTATGTTGAAGAAGGTGCTCGAAGTTCTCGGACTTAAAGTGAACAACGATAAGTCCTTTTCGGGACCCGGTGGGTTCCGAGAGAGCTGCGGCGTCGATGGGTTTAGAGGTGACGTAGTCACCCCGCCCAAGATGCTCGACCCTTCTCCGTGTACGAAGCTATCACAGGTTGGATCGCTCATAGCTGTTAGAAATAACTTCTATGGGGCGGGCTTCTGGCATACAGCCTACTGGCTGGATGAACAGTTAGCTCGGTATCAATTTCTGATACCCGACCTTCCTTATGGTAGCGACGGCGCTGGGCGTTACTCGTTTGTTGCTATCGGTTCAACGAAGCGACAAATTCGTTACAATTCGGATCTTCAAAGATTCGAATATCGAAGAATCCTTCCTCGTTTGAAGAGGGATTTCAAGACGTCCAGTGCTTCAGGTCACCTACTGCAGTGGTTCATTGAAAAACCGCTGCCCGAGCTCCGTTGGAG